TTCAGAAAAAAAATAACTAGTTATGGCAAACGTAGTACATAGATGGAAAAGAGGGATGGCCTGGAGCTGCTCCCACGCTAGGTACTGCGATAGAGAAGCCTTTGAGGCGATGTTGAAGTTTAAGCAGCATTGGAAGCCACAGTATGTAGCCTGCCTCGGAGACTTCACTGATATGACGGCGTTTATGGTTTCTAGCCGAGGGGCCTCATCTGAGCATGAGCCAGTCGAGCCAGACATCGATACCGGTTTAATGCACCTAGCTGAGATGCAGCCGACTGATGTGTTACTAGGTAATCACGAAGATCGAATCTATCGAATACGGAACGACTCTAACTCAAGTGCTATAATGGCCTATGCTGCGCACAAGGCTGTTGAGCATATAGAGTCAGCTTGCAAAAAGATGAAAGCAAGAATACACCCCTACGACGGGGTGTTTCAGTTGGTAAAGGTCGAGCAGTCGGATATCGGCCTATCACATGGAACCATATTCAATGAGATGGCTGCTAGGGATATGGCGGAAATGTACTGCAACGGCACAACCATCAGAAAGGTTATTTTTGGGCATACCCATAAGGTATCGATACAGTCTGCTAGGACCCTTTCTGGATCTACTGGCTATAACGTCGGTTGTATGACTAAGAGGAATGCCTTGGAGTACGCAAAAACAAGAAGGGCTACGCTTGCATGGACACAGGCTTTCTGTTGGTTCGAATACTGCAATACGCTTGGACTTAGCTCAATTCATGTAACAAGCAGATCCCCTGGTGAGCAGTGGAGGCTACCCATATGAAAAAACAAAAGCCCGAAACCGCTAATAGCTGGCTAAAGGCAATTAATGATCTAAGCAATAGAAATAAAGACGTTGTTCCAGATGGTTGGAGGACTATTGCGCAGATAGCTAAAGATACTAATAGGTCAGATAGCCGCACTAGAGAATGCATAAATGAGCTTATAGCCCTTAAAAAGGTTGAGTATAAAAAGTTTAGAGTGGCGAGCGGGCTTAGGTCGCCGTATCCTACATGGCATTATTATTTAAACGATAAAGACCTATGAACTTAAAAGACGCTGGAATTGACGTAGGGCTGGCCATAGCTGGCCTTTTTGGTTCTGTACTTATGTCGTCCAAAAACTCGGGCGAGAATATTGTAAGGACTGTAGCCAGCCTTATCGGCGGAGCGGCTAGTGCAAACTACGTAACCCCTTTAATTTTGAAGGTAGCCAGGCTTGATTCTGAACCACAGTATAGCTATGCTGCGGCCTTCTTGTTAGGGTTCTGCGGACTACGGGCTGTGGAAACTATAAGTAGTAAGATGTTTAACAGCTATGACACACCAAGTATCCCTAATCACACTACTAAACGGGTTCGCAAATAGCGCATTGGTGGTTTCTGCTCTTCATCTACTAATTCGAGTATTTGGGCATCCAGACAGCGTCATTTGGAGGAAGCCTTGGGCCGCTATACTATGTAAATTAGCTACGACCATCACAGTTTGTGGGGCTGTAGCCAACATACTTACATTTTCAACCCCTCCTTGGACAGAACTGGTGTTAAACATAGGCGTGAGCCTAAACTTCATATGGATATCGTTCTACCATGAGTACGATAAAAAACCTACTATAGCTAAGAAAAAGCCTAGTGCGTCCACTACGACTTCGTCTATCAGAAATAAAAAATCCTAGCTATGAATGCAAATTCTAACACCATTGAATTCACACACGTAATTGATTTAGCTAGAGTGAACTTTGTAAACATAGCAGCAATCAGTCTTAGTCTTACTGATGTTGAGCAATGGGTTAGACTACTAGGAATGGTGGTAGCTTTAGTCTACACAACCGCAAAGACGGTTCAGTTGATTAAAGAAATGATGGAGAAATCTTCAGCTAAGAAACGCATACTAAACGATAAAGAATAAACTTAAAATATGTCAATAGAACCAGTCCAGCCAATCGGGGCTCTAATAAGTAAGTTCACTGGAGTGTCCGCTCCCGCAAATATTGTGGTGCTTGCCCCTAGATCGATATCCAGCTTCGGACCAGAAGGCTCAATGGGGTCGGCTAACCCAGATACAAAGAACAGCCCCTACTCTGGCATCTACGATCAGAATGGTAAGCTGCCAACCATCCGCCCTCCTGGCACAACCTTCATCGCAAAAGCATAGTTTATGGACAACGGATTCGATAAAGCTATCAAGTTCATTATCGCCAGTGAGACCGTCTATAAAAAGGGCCACTATGGCGACCTAGACTACGCGATCTCACAAAATGAGCCAGGTGACGACGGTGGGCTCACAAAGTATGGCATAGATTTCAGGTCGCATCCCGAGGTGGACATTGAGAAGCTCAGTTATGATCAGGCTGTAGAGATCTATCGAAAGGATTACTGGGGCAAGTCTAGGTCTGAGGAGCTGCCTTATCCCCTAAGTCTAGTTCACGTTGACGGTGCAGTTAACACTGGTATTGGGCAGCAGACAAAGTTCTTACAAAGAGTATGCGGCGTTGACGACGACGGTGCCCTTGGCCCAAAGACCCTAAAGGCGGCTTTGCAAACTTGTGAAGAAGAAGGGGTTAAAGCGGTTTGCATGAGTATCATTGCTCTCAGAACTAAGTTCTACAGAGACCTTGCGGAGAAGAAGCCTGAAAAAGCCAGGTTCCTTAACGGCTGGCTCAACCGAATTGAGAAGCTAAAGAAGGAAGTAGAGATCGCGTAACTTGCCATGTTGTATAGGGTTAGTAGCCCTGTAAACGACGCCCACTCTTAACAGGGTGGGCGTTTCTTTTGCACTCAGTGCAAATAATTTCAATTTTCTTTAAAAAATGCTGGCCGTACTCAAGGCCCGTGCGTTAGTCTTCGTTCCCCATGAGGAACCACGACAAATACAAGCATGAGGTAGCAATCAACTCCGCCGCTGGCGTAGGGGTACTGTTCACTAGGACGAGGGAGCCATTCCGTTGCATAGAGGCTCTTAAAGAAGTGGCCCAGGCCGCAAAAATCCCATTCGGAATCTGGAACGTGCGGGACGGCTGGAAGAAGACTGATACGGCAGACGCAGTCCCAAAGGCGGATGGGATCACTGATGTTTACAAGGCGCTCAAGCGCATCAAGGACGTAGACGGTGATGGGTCTCAGGGCTGGGGACACGGCATTTATGTGATGCACGCCGCCCACCATTGGTTGGCCAAACACCCAGGCATGATTGAGTGTCTCAGACATTACGTTAGGGAGTTCAGCGAAAACCCATCTTTGCGGCTGGTGCTTGTATCCCCAGAAGGCGAAATGCTTCCTGAGGAACTACAGCACGACATTCCGGTCGTGGACTATTCTCTGCCGGATAAGGAAGAGATCGTCGATATTTACAGGTACGTGATGGACTCTTGTGCGGTGGACGGTGGCGAGGCTCCTAACGTACACAGTTCAAAGCAAATCAATACCATAGTCTCCTCTGCGTCTGGAATGACTCAGATGGAAGTCGAAGTCGCTTTGTCGAAGGCGATAGTTGAGAACAAAACTCAGAAGAGTCTTGAGTGGGAGCAGGTTGACTTCCTGTCTTTTAACTCCACGATCCTTGAAGCAAAAACTGAGGTGGTGAAGCAATCGGAAGTCCTTGAACTGATGCCATGTGTATCTATCAAAGAGGTGGGTGGTTTGGAAAACTACAAGGAATGGATTCGTATGGTCGCCTCCTGTCTTACCCCAGAGGCGGAGCAGGCTGGTGTGGATAAGGCGAAAGGAGTTGTTGTCGTCGGTCCTCCTGGGACAGGTAAGACCCTTCTTGGAAAAACTACGGGCACAGTGCTCAATCGTCCATTGGTTCGAGTCGATATCTCGAAGTGCTTTGCTGGTATCGTCGGCCAGTCTGAAGGCAAAGCCCGCTCCGCAATTCGTCAACTCGAAGCCATGTCGCCCGTGGTCGCTCTTATCGATGAGGTCGATAAGGCATTGGGTGGGGCACACAAAGGCGGTGGAGACTCCGGCGTATCTCAGCGGGTGCTCGGGATCTTCCTTACCGCAATGCAAGAATCCAAGGCCGATATCTTCTGGATTCTGACTGCAAATCGGGTCGGCAATCTACCCTCCGAGATGTTGCGTAAAGGCCGTATGGACGAGGTATTTGCGGTGCTGCCGCCCAACCGCACTGAACGTGAAGCTGTGTTTAGGATTCATCTTAAAAAGCGCAAGGTCGATCCTGATTCCGTAGAAGACCTGGACGACGCAATTGACGCTTCGAAGGGCTACGTGTCAGCAGAGATTGAGGCTGCTGTAAAAGAAGACAAAA